AAGAGTTTATCGGTACAAAGACTAATTGTACTATGATCCAACATCCGCAACTAGAAGCAGATGATTTGATAGCAGGATGGGTGCAAAGTCATCCAGATGATGATCATGTAATTATTAGTACCGACGGTGACTTTGCACAACTAATTGCACCTAATGTAAAACAATACAACGGTGTACAGAATGTAACTATTACACATGAAGGTTACTTTGATGATAAAGGCAAAGAAGTAATAGACAAAAAGACAAAACTTCCTAAAGAAGCGCCTGATCCAGAATGGCTACTATTTGAGAAATGTATGCGTGGTGACACAAGTGATAATGTGTTTAGTGCATTTCCTGGTGTACGCAAGAAAGGTACACGTAATAAAGTAGGCTTACAAGAAGCATTTGCTGATAAGAATACAAAAGGCTACAACTGGAATAACATGATGCTACAGCGTTGGGTAGATCATGAAGGTGTAGAACATCGTGTGCTAGATGATTATAATCGCAACGTAACACTTTGTGATTTATCTGCACAACCAGAAGAAATTCGTAACACAATTAACAGTGTAATTAATAGTGTTGAACCAAAAGACATTTCACAAGTAGGTATGAGATTAATGAAATTTTGTGCTAAATGGGATATGCAACGAGTTGCAGACCAAGCACAAAACTTTGCTGAACCATTACAAGCGAGGTATCCACAATGACAATAAATGCAAAAGAAGTACTAAAAAACAAGTTTTGGATTGTAGAAGAAAACGGTTCTAAAGTTGGAACCTTAAGTGCAAGCGACGAGTGTTACACTTATACTTGTACACAAGGTACACAAGTTTTTAGTACAATGAATCAAATGAAGAAAGCACTAGGTAAAATTACTTGGAGTACAGCAGATAAAAAACCTGCAAACGATTATGATGTTCATGGCTATCCTACTAGTTGTGAACCATTTAATCCTATGTACGATGTTAGGAATAAATTACCATTGTTTAGTAAAAGTAACAAATCAAAAAGTTTATATTGTGCGGGATATTACACAATACATTTTGAAAAAGGTTGGGTCAAAAGTTTTTGTCCTAAACTAATTACAATAGAACGCTACGAACATAGAGGTCCATTTAAGACTGAATTCGAAATGCGTGAGGAGTTATCGCGTGTCAACAGAGCCTCTTAATACTAGCTCTATACAGTCTTTTATACAAAATGTAAAAGCCGCTGATGCAGGTAATCAAAAAGAAATTAGATTAACAATGCCGCAAGCAAAAAGTTTAGCATTTACTTTAGGCATTGTTATGTCTAGACTACACGGCGATTTAGAACTTTATGTTAAAGAAAATGCAAAATCTGCTGAACAAGAACCTATAGAGGTACAACTTGACGGCGGGAATGACTGGTAAACTGCTACTATTACTATAAAAAAGAGATAAATATATGCGTATATAATTAAAAAGGAAACGCATATGAGCAGGCCTAAGCCAAATGTTCTGTTAGAATATGTTAATAAGAAAACATACAGAAGCGAACAAGTATTAGAAGCAGAAGCTATTTGGGCGGTTTTTCATAATAATAAACCGTTTAATCTAAAGAGCGCCAATATATTGACAAGCTATCCTGGTCCTAAATATAAGAAAACAAGTTTTTCAAATCCAGGACATGCACACAATTTAGCCAAAAAAATGAATGAGATGTTTCAGTGTAACGAATTTACTGTTGTAAAACTTACACAAGGTGAAACAGTTAAAGAATGAATTGGAAATTAACCTACACAAAAATCTTCCTAAAAAATGCTGACATAACTGTAAATGAAGCAAATATAAAAGAATACATGCCTGTTTGGTGGCAAAACATCAGACAGAAAGAAAGTGGTGGGTTAAGATTAACAGACGATGGAATAATGTTTGTAAAAGAGAAACTAGGATTATCTACTTACGATGTTCCATTTCCAGCAGATTTTAAATTAACAACACAAACACTAATTTGGTTAGACCAATTTATTGATTGTCCGTACTGGTTAGGAACACACGGAATAGTTGTAACAAACGAAAAAAAAGCTGTCGAACTACATCTTTTCAGTGGAGATGTTAAGAAATACGGCCTCCAAAAAGCATTAACTAGGCAAAAAAAAGAATCCAAAAGTGGTTGACCTTTGTTTATAAAGGTGCTATATTAGTATTATACTAATTAAGTATGGCACTGAAAAAAACACAAGAAGAGGAATACACAATGGAAACTACTGCACTACGCACTGTCACTCCTAATGGGGCTAAGAAAAGTATCCTTAGGGCATTTAAAAAACAACGACCTATCTTTATTTGGGGACCTCCAGGTATTGGTAAGTCAGATATTATTCACCAAATTGGACGTCAAATTGAAGGTCATGTAATCGATGTTCGTTTATCACTATGGGAACCTACAGATATTAAAGGCATTCCCTATTATGCGGCAAATGACAATATTATGGCTTGGGCACCACCCGCAGAACTGCCCGATGCAAAACTAGCAAAAAAACATAAATGGATTATTTTGTTCTTAGACGAAATGAATTCAGCCGCTCCAGCAGTACAAGCCGCGGCATATCAATTAATCCTTAATCGTAAAATTGGTCAATATGTACTTCCAGACAATGTTCTAATTGTTGCGGCAGGTAACAGAGAAACTGACAAAGGTGTTACATATAGAATGCCTGCTCCGTTAGCTAACCGTTTTGTACACTTAGAAATGGCTGTTGACTTTGATGACTGGTTTGCTTGGGCTGTAGAAAACAACCAGCACAAAGATGTAATTGGATACTTAACTTTTGCGAAGAAAGATTTATACGATTTCGATCCTAAGAGTCCGAGTCGTTCATTTGCTACACCACGTAGTTGGTCATTCGTAAGTGAACTACTTGAAGATGAAGAGGACGAAGTAACCACAACAGATCTTGTTAGTGGTTCAGTTGGAGAAGGATTGGCTGTCAAGTTTATGGCGCACCGTAAGGTTGCATCACAAATGCCTAACCCAACTGACATACTTGCAGGTAAAGTTAAAGAGCTTAAAAACCAAGAAATCAGTGCCATGTATTCCTTGACTATTTCGCTCTGCTATGAACTCAAACAAGCATCAGATAAAAATGATAAAAAGTTTGATTCAATGGTTAACAACTTCCTGCGATTTGCAATGGATAACTTTGAAACTGAACTTGTTGTTATGGGTATTAAAGTTGCTATTACACAATACCAACTTCCAATTGATCCAGACGAAGTTGAATGTTTCGATGAATTCCATGACCGTTTTGGTAAGTATATTAAGGCGGCAAACACATAAGGTAAAAGGGGGCAACCCCTTTTACCATTTTACTTGACACAATGGCACATATTTGTTATAGTAAATATATAAACAGAGGACATGGCACATGAGTTATCCGTTAAGAAACATAGAAGGTAAAAAACACTGGCAACCTAATCCAGATATTACACAAGAACAACTTGAAGAAATGAGAGTTGAAGTTCTTGATCGTATCATTGTTGCTCGTGTAGGATTGTTGCTAAGACATCCTTTCTTTGGTAATATGGCAACACGTTTGCGTATTGTTGCCGCAGACGACTGGTGTCCTACAGCCGCAGTAGACGGCAAAAACTTATATTACAATACACAATTCTTTAATGCAATGGATAACAAAGAAATTGAATTTGTTATTGCACATGAGATTTTACATTGTGTATTTGACCATTTAGCTCGTAGAGAAGATCGTAATCCGTTAATTTATAATATTTCTGCAGACTATAAAGTTAACAATACACTAGTTAGAGAAAAAATAGGCCAGATGCCTAAACTAGTTGATTGCTTCCAAGACTTTAAATATGAAGATTGGACTTCAGAAGAAATTTATGACGAGCTGTACAAAAAATACGATGAAGAAGAATTAAAACAACTAGGTGAACTTTTAGACGAACACATTGACTGGGAAAAAGGTGAAGGCGATACACAAGGTGCTAACAGTCAACCTGGCAAAGATAAAAAAGGTAATACTGAAAGTAAAAAGAAACCTAAATATACAAAAGACGAACTAAGAAAAATTAGAGATGAAATTAAAGAAAACATGATTTCATCTGCACAATCTGCAGGTGCTGGTAATGTTCCTAGTGGAGTAGAACGTTTAATTAAAGAACTTACTGAACCTAAAATGAACTGGCGTGATATACTACGTCAACAAATCCAAAGTACTATTCGTAATGATTATACATTTAGCCGTCCTTCACGTAAAGGTTGGCATACTGGTGCGGTTTTACCAGGAATGAATTTTATGGAAACTATTGACATTTGTGTTGGACTTGATATGAGTGGTTCAATTGGAAATAGTCAAGCAAAAGATATGATTAGCGAAATCAAAGGTATTATGGATGAATACAAAGATTACAACTTAAAAATTTGGTGTTTTGATACTGAAGTTTACAATGAACAAGACTTTAGTGCAGACAATGGTTCTGATATATCAGATTACGAAATCTACGGCGGCGGCGGTACAGACTTTGAATGTAACTGGAAATACATGAAAGAAAACGATATTGTTCCTAAAAAGTTTATCATGTTTACTGACGGTTACGCATGGGGCAGTTGGGGTGACGAAGATTACTGTGATACTGTTTTTATTATCCATGGTAACAAAGATAAATCAATTGTAGCACCATTTGGACAAACGGCATACTATGAGGAAAATGCTTAAAGAACCTAACCCAAAAAACGTATTTGAGAACAGGAGTATGCCTGTGCCTCCACCTCATTTTGAGTATACAGAAATGGAATTTAGGTATAATATGGAAAATGTTGTTCATGATTGGATATATGACAATCTAAAAGGCAGATTCTATGTTGGTAAAAGCACTGATCAAACCCACAATACTATGTTAAAAATAGGATTTGAAGAAGGTAAAGAACTTTCCTATTTCAGTTTGGCATGTCCACATCTAAAATACAAATAAATAAAGTACGTATATAACACATTATAACCAGGAGATAATAATGAGCGATACAACAAAAGAAGTAAAAGAAGCAACTTCTACCGAAGCACCAGCTACACAAGCACCAGCTTCAGAGAAACCTGCTGAACTTACTATTCAAGACTTGCAGGGGCTGAAAACTATCATCGATGTTGCAAGCACTAGAGGAGCATTTAAACCAAATGAAATGCTTAGTGTTGGTACAGTATACAGCAAATTAGAAGCATTCTTAAATGCTGTTTCGAAAAACCAAACACCACAACAAGCCCCAGAAGGAGGCAATAATGGCTGATCTTAAACATGTAGGTAGATTAACTACCAACAACAGAAAATTAATTGTAGCTTATAGAGTCGTTCCTAACGATCCAGAACACTGCCTAGTAGTGCATACGGAAAGTTTAGATGCGGCTGATCATGATAGCTTAATCAATCTAGTTGAAAGCAATGCTGGTCAAAGTGAAAATGACTTAGCTAATGCTATGGCTAGAACACAACTAACAGATGGTTCGAATATGTTAGCTAGATTTCATACAACTGGAAAACTTGTAAAAGTACCTACTAATGTTGTTGAAATGACTCCTAATATTACATCAAGAGTAAATCTTGCAGAACTTAACAAGATTATTGCTGACCAACAAGGTGTAACAGTTGCAGACTTAGCAGTAAAATCTACAGCACCTGCACCAACGCAAACTACTAGTGAAGCACCAATTGTAGAAGATGCTACACCTGTAGTAGGTGAAGAACCTTTGTCAGACGAACAGTTAGCCGCACAGTACCGTTCGCAAGCTGATGCTTTATTTAAAGAAGCAAAAGCTCTTAGAGAGCAAGCAGAAGAACTTGTTCCTACTAAGAAAAAAGCGAAACAAACGGCGGATGCCTAACAAACTATCAAAAGACGTAATTGCTCATTGGCCGGAGGTATTTAAAGACATTGATGTAAAAACAGTGCCTATTGAATACCTCCAATCCATTACGATATATTTTAAAGACGGTCGTAAATGGGTAGTCAATGTAGACAAAAAAGCAAAAGCAAATCCAGAATTAAACTACGGTATTGATAGCTTGCTTAAAGAGTACGAAAACGCTATTGTAAACATCGATTTTAGGCTTAATACAGCTAAAGTACGCAAAGATATAGAAGCACGTACCAAAACATTCCTGAAAAAGCGAAAGTAATAATATTCAGTTAGATTGTCAAAGGCATAAATACTGTAGTAAATAATTTATAGATTATTCAGGAGCCACTTTAATGAGTTTAAGAATTAGAAGAGGAACCGACGCAGAGCGCCAAACGGTCACCTTTCTTGAGGGAGAGTTAGTTTATACTACGGATACCAAGAAAGTATTCATAGGTGACGGTGCTACACTAGGCGGTGTATCGGTTGACAGTACTACAGGATCGATTAACAATCTAACAGACGTTAATACAGCAGGCGTACAAATAGGACAAATCCTACAATGGAATGGATCTTCATTTGTACCAGGAGAACAAGGTGAAGGCCGCAGTATATTTGGCCAAGATAGCACACTACTTGTTGATGCAACAAACAGTTCAATTAATTTAGACGGTACAGTAAAAGGCCACGTTGTACCAGATCAAAACATTGCTTACGATTTAGGCTCCGCAAGCAACAGATTTAGAGACTTATATTTAAGTGGCACATCTATTAATTTAGGCGGTTCAACAATTACTTCAAGTGGTGGTAAAGTTAGTTTTAGTGAACCAGTTGTTGCACAATTTGAACAGTCAGGCAACACAGATTTAAAAGACAATTACATTACAAATACAGCAGTAGGCGGTGCAATTAGTTTACGTCCTGCAGTCAATTCTAATATGAATGTAGCTACAACAGGTGGAACAGTTGTATTTAAAGTAGACTTAGCGGCTAACTCATTTGGTGCTAATGATGACGCAGTTTTACAACTTCCAGTGTTTGAAGCGGCGGACTTTACTGCACATTCAGCTCTAGCTGGACAAGTTGTATTTGATAATTCAACAAAAGGTTTAAAAGTATACAACGGTACAGGATGGGCATCTGCAGGTGGTGCAGGTGGCGGAGGTATTGTTGAAGGCAATGCATACCGTATTAATATTGTAGACGCAGGTAGTACAGTAGTAGTAAACACTGACACTGGTGTTGTTACAGCAAACCTAACAGGTGATGTAACAGGTAATGTAACGTCAGCAGGCGCATCTAGCTTTGATAACATTACTATTAACGGTGGTGTAATTGATGGCACAACTGTTGGTGCTAGTGTACAAAGCACTGTTAGAGGTACAACAATTACAGCTGATACAGAATTTGTTGGAGATTTAACAGGTGATGTAACAGGTAATGTAACAGGTAACTTGGTTGGTAATGTAACTGGTAACCTAAACGGAAACATTACTGCAACAGGTGAACTTATTGGTAATGTAATTGGTGATTTAGAAGGTAATGCAAGAGGTAACTTTATTGGCTTTGATTCGACTGTAATTATTAATGGAGACACCAACAAGGTTGTTGGAGATATTGAAACTTCAAAAGAACTTATTGTTACAAAACAAACAGCAGAATCAGCTCCGTTCCTAAGAGGAAGATTGTATGGCGGAACTCTTTCAAGTCCGACAGAACCAGCAGATTTCGAAAGAAACGGTATCATGTTTATGTCACACAATGGCACAAACTTTACAGATGCTTCTTTAATCAACAGCTATCATAGAACAGGTGGCGGTAGTAATGTTGCTATTAGTCCAACAGACGCTGGCGGCAACTTCTTTAACACTGCCTTAGAACTAGATGGTATAGCACAAACAATTATTATGACTGGTGGTGTAGTTGGTAATATTCAAACAATAAGTGGCCCAGGTGCAATTAACACTACATCTTTAGTTACTGAAATTACTACAACTGGTGCAGACGCATTTACACTTGCAAATGGTTCAGCAGGACAAGTTAAAATGATTGTTATGACAGTAGACGGTGGTGATGCAACAATTACACCAACTACTTTTGCAAACGGTACAACTATTACGTTTGATGCGGTAGGTGATAGTGTAACACTTGTTTATGGCGCACTAGGTTGGATGGTAATGGCTAGCCAAAACGCTACTGTAGCATAATACTAAATTAATATTTCCCAAACATTTTGCTTGGTAAAAAATATTGTAACATCCTTTTCAATAAGTTTTGCTAATCCTTGAGATTCGAACGCTCGTGATACAGCTCTATTAGTTCTTAAGCTATTAGATTCACCATCGCTATCACTGTTTGTAGTAAAGATTAATCTTTTAGCTCCTTGGTTTTTAGCATAGTCTATTTGGTAAGGAAGTATGTGTCCCCAGTTAAAATCATTATGCATCTTTCGTAAACTGCCTGGTGCTTTACCTCTATATTCTCTGAGTGTCGCAGTACGCACCATTAGACGCCAACAGTCTTTTTCATAGTCGTCAAAACTATGACAAGCACTTATGCTGGCTATTTCATTTTGTATTTGTGTGTACCACCATGCTTCATTACCCCACTTACCTATTTTCATTGCTTCAATAGATTGATTGTTTTTCAATCCTTGTGCTTTGCACTTAGAGGCAAAGGTAAATATTTCTGTCGGAAGATCATTAATGTTTAAAAATTTAATTTCAAAATCTGTTATTCGTGACAACATGTTAATACTTATACCACCTAAGGTAAAGGATAATAGTATCCTGATCCTAATCAGTCACGGAAGCGGAGGTGTTGGTAATGCAGAATACTTTTGTGCAGAAACTTTTTTAAAAAAAGGATATAAAGTAGCAATACAGGATTACTTTTCAAAACACAATATAAAAAACTTGTGGTGGAATTATGAAGAAAAATTTATAGACGATCATAATATTACATTTGCAGAAATGCTAGATTGCGAAATAGATAGCAAAATTATACATATAGGATTTAGTTTAGGCGGGTTTAGAGGCATACTTAATGCTGAAAAATTTTACAAGAATTATTGCTTTTATCCAGGCATATTAGGTATAACAAATGACATGATGGGTAAAGATTATTCAAATACAACAGTATTCACAGCTTCAAAAGACGAATGGTGCGATTACGAACATTTTGAAAATGCTGTAGATGTAGCACCAAACAGAATGGAAGTAGATGCATATCACGGCTTTATGATACCGGGTAAAGACAAAGAAATTACTATTGCAAAATACCATTTCCCTAAAGATGTGATTACAGACGAAGAATTCAAAAAACTTAAACCAAACCATGAGGAACTGTCAAAATACGGCTTTGATAAAAAGAAAATTAGGTTGCAATTCAACAAAGAGTATGCTAATATATGTTATAGTTATATCGGTAGACATATATGAACATAATAATTATTGCACACGAACGAAGTCTTAATAAGGCAGAAGGATTACTATCTGCATACAAAAATGAAAAAGTAGTGCTTGTTGTTGACAAATCACCTGACATTGAATACAAACCTTATGCAAAATTAGCAAAAAGAA